CCTGCGTGGTATGACCCGGCTATGTCGATGACCCCGACTTTCTTGGGATTCTTCCACCAGTATTGATCCATAGCCTTCTGGCATATTTCGTCTACCGTCATGTGATGTTCGTAAATCTGGTCGATAACGTGCCATTGCTGGAATGATCGACCGTCAGCACGCTGGACGTTCTTTTTCTGCGCCACAACAATCGCGTAATTAGACGATGCACCCGAATATCCAGGGTCCATTCCCAGATAAATAGGCAATGCAGGGTCGTATTCGACCTCTTTGACGTGAACTGTAGAGTCGAACCTGTCGTGGACACGACCGCTCGGAGGACTCGGAACGGCAAGATACCGCTCCATAAACAATGCTTCGGGCAGTTCCCGCTCTAATTGCTTGAGTTGTGCGTTTTCCGCACCTCCAGGCCACGCAAACGGATTGTCCTGGGATCGGAATGAATAGACAGCAGCCTTGTCTAACGTAGCCTCTGTCTCTGATTTCCACTTCGTATACTGGGTCGGATACCAGCCGAGAGACCCTTCCAAAGTTCCCGACATGATGAGTTGTCCGAACTTTCCGTTGGACTGGCCTCGTATCTGACCGAGGCGACCTTGCGCCCTGAGATAGAAGTCGTGAGAAAGTAGCGCAGCTTCGCAGGCGAGTATCCAAACCGGCCCTTCCGCGCGCATCGCGTTCATAGGGTCTCCGACAGACTTCGTTTCTATCTTAAAAGTCTTGCCATTCGGCGTGGGAATCTCGATTGTTCCGGGGTCGATACGGGAAGTTTGCTTGAATCCCCCCTCTTTTCCCCTTGTCTGGGCTATTTCGGGCATCTGCATAAGCCATTCGCCTATGCAATCCCGCATTTCGGTCGATGTCAGGTTGTAGTTATCCGCAACAACCCACGCAACATTCCCGCCTGCGTCTAAAGGATAGGTAGATATAAATTCCAACGCGAGAAGATATGCCTTCATCGCTGTTGTAGTGGTCTTTGCGCCCCGGTCTCCGCCGCAAACTAGGTACGTTTCCGCCGTATCGTTGAAGATGAACTCTTCGTGGACGGCAGACGGGGCAACCCACCCTTGACCTGGATGGCCGATAGGGTCGGAATCGTCAAGCTGCGACCAGAGCGCGCGTATGACAGGTTCAGATAACACAATCGGAAGTGTAACAAAATGACCTGCCCCGGAGATGCACGTACCTTATTTGGGAGAAGGTACTCGGGGCAGGCCACAAGAAGGAGTGCGGGGAGGGAATCCGCACAAAAAGGAGTGTATCAGGTCGCAGTGACAAGTCTGTGATACAGTTCTTGTAACGCCCTCGGAGCCTGTGCTTCAGTAATAACTGGGGGCGTTCGCAGGAGCCGGGGGCTTTTTCTTTGCCTAAACCACAAGTCGTCTCGCTGACCGAAGATCGTCCTTGTGATGATTGTGGTGCGAAACTCGTGGCAGGAAACCGAGGCCAGTGGTACGGTTCTAAGTTCTACGGCTCTGACTGCCACTTCAACCCGAAAACATTTCCGGGCAAGGGACGCAACCGTGGAGGACACGCCTTTCGGTCTGAAGACTACGGAACCGAAGGCAAGAAACGACGCGGACTTAAAAGAAAACCTACTCGCGCTAAAATAATCCGAATAAGATAACGGAATCCGGGGTGAGACCCCCCGGTAACGCATCTCTCCCGTAATACCCTCAAAGCGCAGGGACACCGGAAGACTCGGCATGGCAACACCAGCCTCCGCCTGTTATGCGACCAAACCAACTCCCAACGGGGGGTAGGGGGGCCATTCCTTACGCGGTTGCTGAAGCAAAGCGAAAGCAACAGTCACTAACGATGCTAACTAATTCAGGTTTGTATTTAGCTCAAGCATCCAAGACATAACGTTCTCGTCCCAAGACGAGGTTGTTATGGCATAACCCTACAACCCAAGAATTACAAAACCTCAAGAACAATACCGTCATAACAACCTGGCCTCAACGGGCCAGAACGTTATGCCGTTAACCTCAATCCCAAAGCTAAAACAACCCGCATAACACGTTACATAACATCGCCACTATGTTACACAGATACAGAAGTAGAGACTATTACTAGCAGCAAAAAGTAGCCGCAAGAATATAGCGGTGGGTACTTATCTTCCCTCTACTACTGCTTCTAACGGATACCCCCTACCCCTGGCCCCTTACTACTACTGTCTGCTGCTTATCACTCCTCTTCCTCCTCCTCCCCTACCACGCCCACCTCGCCAGCCGCTTCCGTCAACAACGGCAACGACTCGACAGCCGCGCCAGACCCTAGCCGTACCGGGTCCGCGGTAGCACTGGCCGCGCCAGTCAACGCGGCATACAGTGCGCCGAGTCCTGCCAGCGCGCCCTGGTCGTCTGGCGTCCGTGCGCCGTAGCGATCCCTCGTCTTCGGGTCGGCTTGTAGCAGCTTAAGTGCTAGGTTCGGGTCAGACGCCCGCGAGCCATTAATGACACGGATGGTATCCCGTACGTGTTCTGCTTCTGCTGCTGCTGCTTCCCGTGCGAACGTTGCATGTGGCCCGTTACCGTCTTCGCCTTCCCTGCGCCACTTGTCGAGTACCTGCCGACTGATACCACATAAGGCGGCTACTTCGATTGTGTGCATACCTTCCCGGTAGGCTTCGATAGCTTTGTCTTTAACGTGTTGGCTGATAGTCATGCGCGATACCTGGCGGTTTTGGGATTCTGTCAAGGTATAGCGGTAACAAACTGGCCCAAACTGCTACCGCTATACCTTGACAGGACTTGACATGATTATGATAAGATAAAAGGAAAAACCCGCCCGCTTCCGGGGCGAACACATAACAGCCGGTCTGAACACCGGGGAAGGAATCGAGACCATGATTAAACGATGCAGCAGTTGCAACGGAACTCAGGCGCAAGTGGGCGACATTTGTTACGGCTTGCATAACATCGACGGCGTGCCGTTCCCGCCAGAACTTAATCGGTCGGTTTGCCTTAACTGCGGCCTAGCAAACGCCCGGGCTATGGATGAGGCCCGAGCGAAGCGGGATCACGGGCCAGACGTATGCCCGGCCGACACCGGCGCAAACAATGGTTATTGCCCGTATCACCCCGAAGGCGTCGCAATCGACGCGCCGCTAATCATTAACGGAAGGATCATCCGATAGGCCGAAACACCCGGCAACGGGTGTCTATGGCGGATAGTTCCCGCCATACTGATGAGGCAATCTCACAGACATACACCACTACCGGATGGAACCGGTACAGCCAGGGAGAATCTAAACGATGCGACTGCTAATCATTCGCGATGTTCACTACGTCCACAACAACGGGTTTAACGGCGATGTTGAGTATCCCGATGGGTACGAGATTCAGGGTAAATGGCAAGTCCGCGAAGAGGCAGTGGGCGGCGGTTCATCTGAATATATCGATTGCTGCCTGTCACTAGCCGCGGCCCGTAACTTCAAACGATCAGATGACACGGTGGAAGTGGATGACAAACACTACGCAATGTCATTCGCGGAGGCTCGTAAACTTTAGCCCGTTTGTACGCCCATCCGCCCGTAACCCGTAACGGTTGCTGGCGGTCACGGTTGCACAAGCTACCGAAACACCACGCCGGTATGAAAGCCGGTACAGCCAGGGAGATGCACCCTATGGTCACAGCAACCAAATCATCCTCATACGAGTTCTGGCGCGGCGTCGGCCTAGATGGCGCGCCCGTGGTCGCGATTGCGACAGGTCTCGTGAATAAGTCAGTTAATCGGAAAACTGGCGCAATGGCCCAGACCTACATTCTCCGCGCGGATATGTCGCCCGTGGACGCGTCGAAGCTAGGCCTAGATAGAAGCGTATGCGGCGAGTGTCCGTTGCGACAATTCACGGTACGTACTGCCAAACTTGAGACGGGCGTACAAACCGCGGAGTGCTACGTGAACCTAGGTTGGCTCACTGTAATGTGGAACTCGTGGAACGCGGGCAAAATGCCGCGCATATCCCCCGCGGAACTGGGCGACATTATTGAAGCGTCCGGAATGCCCGTAAGGCAAGGCGCATATGGCGATCCCGCGGTTGTCCCTGAGGATGTATGGGCGCAACTCGACCGCGGACGCGGCACGTCCTACT